ATCGAGCCGTTCGCCAAGATACCGACCGACGACTGGTATCTGACGCGGACACCTGTTAAGGGCCACCCAGATTTAGTGCGGGCCGTGGCCTTCGGCCGCGGCTTCGTGAGCGACAGCTACAGGCTCTACAGATACTATGTGTGGCCAGTCCGCCCCAGCCAGTAATTGACTATTTAACCTTTAACCAGCAACCCACAAGAAAGGGGAGACCAATGGTAAAAGAGAACAAGGCACCGGAAGCAATGAACGACAAATTCCTGGAGCTCATCCGGGACCCTAAGAGGATCGAGGTCCTACCGGATGGTTGGTTCTGTGATCATCTGCACGGGATTGACCGGGCGCCGCTGGAACTGATCAAGAACATATACCCCAGCGAAGCCGAGGAGTATATGAAAAGTCTCGATCCCAGCGCCGTATTGCCGGATAACTATCAGGCGTTCTCGCTCTTTGATTATGAGCGTAGTCCCATAATCATCGAGCCGTTCGCCAAGATACCGACCGACGACTGGTATCTGACGCGGACACCTGTTAAGGGCCACCCAGATTTAGTGCGGGCCGTGTCCTTCGGCTACGGCAACGTGTACTGCATCTACAGGTACCTCAGTCTCTATGTGTGGCCAGTCCGCCCCAGCCAGTATAAGAAATTTAACTCTTTGCCGGTGAGGTAAGCGATGAGTGCTGCATACGAAGGGCTCCCGATATATAAAGCGGCTAAGGATATGACGATGTATTTTGAGCTGATTGTAAGAGGTTTCGAGAGATACCACAAATACACGATCGGATCCGAGCTGCGCAGCCTTTCGTATGCAGCGCTTTTCCTGATAACAGAAGCCAATGTTAAGGCAGAAAGAAAAACAAAGCTTAGATTAGCCAGGGAGAAGCTGTTGGAGTTAAAGATGCGCGTTGATCTATGCAAAGAGATAGGCGCGTTCAGAATATCAATGAAAGGAGCAAAGCTATGATACCCGCAATCCTGATATTCACTCTCGTTCTTTTGGTATTCTGGAAGACGATATTTTACGGCCTCTGCGTGGACGACGTGCAGCTGTGGAAGAATTCCAATAAGCTGCGCAAGATCAAAAACAATCCGCCGGCCTATACGCCGGAGCTGACCGCCTCAAACCCCATTCAATACCTATGGTGGCATTTTTCGTATACGCGCCTGAAGTCAAAGAAGCTGGCGCATCTGTTCACGCTACTGTTCCATGCGGCCAATTCAATTATGATCTACTATGCCTTTGGTAGTAATTCAGTCTCTTTTATGGCGGCCGTGTTATTTGCCGTGAATCCCGCCGGGACCCAAGGGTCCGTATGGATGTCGGCGCGCGGGTATTCAATAGCCACGCTTACGGCCCTGCTTATGTGGGTGTTTCCTGCTTATGCACCGATACTTTACTTTTTCAATTTCGCAATAGCGGCGACTAACTTCAATTTCATCTTGACGCCGGCGATGTTCATATTGTCGGATTACTGGTGGTATATATTTCTTATCCCTGCAGGAGCACTTACGTTTCTGTGGTACTACAAGAAGCTGATCGGGCCGCGCTGGGGAGGATCCACAAAAATAATGACCGCCTTCAAGCCGGTGAAGATCATTCTGTATTTCAAGACGCTGGGGTACTATTTTCTGATGGGGTTGATGCCTTTTAGGCTCGGGATATACCATAAGTTTCTTTACAGTTATGGCCTGAGCGATAAAGACAACAAGGAATGCCACAGGATAGACGGGTATTTCTTCCTTGGCTTAACCGTGATGTCGATACTGATTTGCAATATCAAGAATATCTATACTGACCAGGCCGTGTTTGGTCTGTTTTGGTTCGTGCTTTTTATTTCGCAATGGTGCAATGTGATAACAATACAGCAGTCAATCGCAGAGCGATATATATACCTTCCTCTGGTTGGGCTGATGTTGATGATGAGTAATCTTCTGGCCAAGATCCCGGTAGAGGATAGCGGTTTATACCTCCAGACGATTGTAACGACTGCATTTTTCGTATACTACCTCGTCAGGACCATCTTTCATATCCCGGCTTACAAGGATGAGATGGCCCAGGCTGATTCGAATATCATGAACTACCCGGATCTCTATTCCTGCTATACCTGGAAAGGATTGCTCGAAAAGAAGGCCGGTCATAACTTCATTGCGCTTGAAACATGGTTTAAGGGCTGGAAGTTGCGCAAGAACGACTTCCGCCTAAATAATAATATAGCCGTCATGCTTACGGACATGGGGCACCTAAAAGACGCCGAAGCATTCCTTGAAAATGCGGAGAAGAATATTATCCCAGAGCAGCGTGAGGCGGCGATGTCGTTCATCAATGCGGAACGCGAGCGGATAAAGAAGATCCGTGAGGAATTGGCCGCCAGGAAGAGCCGGATCATACGGCCGGATGCTGCTGTCCCACCTCCTATCCCGCCTGTTATTGATCCGGGGATAAAGAAGGGGCTTATATGATCCCCAAGATGGCCATGGAACCACGGAAATTATTTGTATGGAAGGGGTACAAAGATGTCTATCGAAGCGGGTAGTTTGATCAAGGTAGAATTAAAAACAACCAGATTAGTCTTAAGTGGGGAAACGTTAGATCCTGCGCAGCGGAGGGACATTCTCGTTGGCACCATGGTAGAGATAAATAGCCGTTTTCTGGTGATACGGGATAATAGAAAGGTTTTAGATGCAATGATCCCTTTGGATAATATAAGCATTATACGAGAGTGCATTAGATAATAAACATGCCTGAAGATAAGCAGGAAGTGATAATAAAAGAGCTAAAGCGCCGGGCCGATGAAATGCGGTTCGGTTCGATGATTATCGAGTTCAAGATTCACGAAGGGAAAATCACCAAAGGGGACATTATTGAAAAACGGGAAAGCCTCGGATAAATAAATAGCCTGACAAGATAGTCTTGAGGGCGCAAGTCTGGATTTCGCGCGAAGCGCGCGGGTATCCGGCTTGCGCCTTTTTTGTTGTCTACCGGAAGGAGGGAAGAGATGTTGGAAAAACACCTGTTGAGTTTTTCAACTGTCTGGATAAGGGTTCCGCGGAAACGGCTGGAGAAGTTATTTTATGACAAAGGACCCTTGAGCGCGGAAGAAGCGCGGAAGATCACAAAAAAGCTCAGGAAGGTCGAAAAGGCCTTGAATCAACTGGCCTGTGTTAAGTCGATCCTGGAAAAGATAATGCTTCGGAATATATAAAACTGCTACGGTTTTTGTCTTTTTTCTACCGTCGGAGCGGTAGAAAAAGCACAAAAAATCATTAAATTTTTTAATATGGAAGAAAAAAAGCCTAAGAAGATGGGGCGGCCGACAAAGTTTACCGCAATAGACAAAGAGCAGCTCAAAACCCTTGTCTTGCATGGGTTCACGGATAAGGAAGTTGCTAAGTTCTTCGGGTTCACTGAGCAGACGTTAAACAACTGGAAGAAAGAGCACCCTGACTTTTTTGAGTCCCTTAAAGACTGGAAGTCTAAAGCTGACCAAAAGGTGGTGCGAGCTTTATATCTCCGCGCAATAGGATACAAACACCCCGAAGAAGTATTTTTCCAATACAAAGGTGAAGTAATAAGAGTCAAAACAACAAAAAGGTATCCTCCTGATACCGCTGCTTGTTTTATCTGGGCCAAGAATCGTATGTCCAGAGAGTGGAAGGACAAGCAGGAAGTCGAGCATTCCGGGGAAATCAAAGGCCCGAGCATATATTTACCCAAACAGGATAAAAAATCCGATGGATGACTGGTATCCACAGCCGAAGCAAGAACAGTTTCTACGTCTCCCCTGGTACGAAGCTTTGTTTGGAGGGACCAAAGGCCCAGGGAAGACTGACGCCCTGCTTGCGGAATCCACGAGGCAACTATCTACGCCCGGGTATCAAGCCATAATCTTCCGCCGAACACTGCCTAAACTGGCGGAGATCATTGAGCGGTCGCATAAGTGGTTTTCGCAGAGCGGCGCCGTGTGGAATGGCGAGAAACACCGCTGGACCTGGCCCAACCGCAACTTTATCGCCTTTGGCTACTGCAAGGACGAAAAGGACAAATATAACTATCAAGGCCACGAATACGGCTTTATTGGTTTCGATCAGGTGGAAGAATTCACCCTTACGCAGTACCTTTTCCTACTGGCTCAGAACAGGACTTCAGCCCCGGGAATCAAGTGTTATACCAGGTCAACATCAAATCCGGGCAACGTGGGCCACGCCTGGGTAAAAGACCGCTTCATTGACCGCCTACCGAAAGATGGCACGCCGCGGTATTTCAAGCGTGTGAACGATGAGGATATCCAGACAATAGCAGATGATCCTCAGGCGTTATCCAGGGCTTTTGTGTTCGCGCAGGTAGAAGACAATAAAGCCTTGCTGCAGGTTGATCCGGACTATATAAAGCGTCTTGATATGCTTCCGGAGACTGACCGGAAGGCACTCCGCTTCGGAGATTGGGACATCTTTGCCGGTCAGTTCTTCCGGGAGTTCTCTAAAGCCTACCACGTTATCTCGGCTGGCGTTATTGAAAGATTGGCAGAAGCCCGCCACACAAGGTTTATCTCTTTTGACTATGGTTACGCACAACCGGCAAGCGTGGGCTGGTATATGCTCTTCGCCAAGTGTCCGGTATGCGATGGGGATCATCAGCTGCTTCTTAGGCATAGAGAGCTTTATTCGGAAGGCTATACCTACGAGGGGCTTGCGGAAAAGATAATTGAAATGACCCCGATAGGACAGAAGATTAGTTATGCCGTGGCAGACCCGGCGATCTGGGGGGACGTGCAACACCACCTGGCCAAGGCGTTTAAGCCTAAAGCAGACGAGAAGAAAGGTGAGAGCGGCGGGGAGATGATGACCAGGCTGCTCAAGCCTCTTACCACGCTCTACAGGGCGGACAACTCCAGGATAATCGGCTGGGGCAAGGTTAGAGAAATTCTCAAGCTGATACCCACGCAGTCCGGAGGCGTATGTTCGAAGTTTATGGTTACTGACAACTGCCGGCATTTTATCCGTACAATCCCAGGACTGATACATGACACGGAGCGCGTTGAAGACGTAGACACTACCGGAGAGGATCACGCAGCCGATGAGTTGAGGTATGCGGTAATGAGCAGGCCACCGGCCCCGAAGATGCCGGAACCCCCAAAGACACCCGCGCAAAGTTTCTGGGATAGGGTGAAGAAAGACGGCCAGAGGCACGACGAGGCTTGCCGCAACGGTGGGGAAACAAGACAGATAGATACCAATATGGCGGTTTCGGCGGAGGAAACGGCGTGAACCAAAAGAAGGCAAAGAAGATACGCAGAGAATTGGGTAAGGCTGTTAGAGGGGCAAGGATAGAGATTGAACAGCAGATCAGGAGTCATATCAACACTTCCCCTTTTATCGAGAGAGTCAAGTTCGCCGGTTTGGTGCTGGCGGGAAAGGTCTGAAGATGTTTTTTAAGATCGGCAGATGCCCGGAATGCGAAAGGTTGCGCAACGAGAACGCTTACCTGCGCAAGCTTGTGGATAACCTGTTAATCGCGCACGGAGTAACACCGGTTGAGAAGAAGGAGATTGTTCTCCCCGACGACCCGGAAGAAATCAGACGCAGAGAGATCGAGGCGCGCGGCGGAATAGTGTGCGGCGAAGGATAGACAGATGAGTGAGCCAACATCTATATCAAAGACAATAATTGATAAGAAAGACAAGATACAGCGCAGACGCGCAATGTATGAGCGTCAATGGCTGATGAATATAGCGTTTCTATACGGCAAGCAGCATTTTGTCCTTGAAAGGGTTCAGCCCACCGGCAACGCCACGGAAGACCGGATCCTATGGGAGCTTAAGACCGAGGAGCGCAAGGGGAAGACAAGGAGGACATCGAATTATATTCTTCCGCTCTATCGGTCTTTGCTCTCACGGTTGTTGAGAATGAAGGCGCACGTTTCGGTATCTGCCCTTACCAATAGCGACAGGGACAAATCTGCCGCCCGGGTAGGACAGGAGGGACTTGAGGATTTCTGGATCACCGCTAATAAGCATAATCCTGTTCTCTGCCAGAAATACGCCGGGATGCCTCTTGTACTGGCAAAAGTGTTCGGGTATGCCCTTACCACCGGCCGCGGGTATTTGAAGCCTTATTTCAATCCTAAAACCCGGTCCACGGCGTATCTTGACGATGCTCCTGTCCCTAATGCGGAAATTGGGGAGGTCGAAGTCAAGGCGCTTTCTCCGTTTAACGTCTTCGAAGATCCAATGGGCCGGTATTTCATCGAGCAGTCGATTTTGCCGGTGGAAGAGATAAAAAAGCAGTATGGGGTTGACATTGAAGCAGAAGATCTCGTTGTGTCCGACGTTGAACAGCAGCTTATAAGTATGCTTGACGGCGCAGGGGAAGAGAAAAGCCAATACGAAGGTTGCGCGAAGGTATACGAGTATTGGGAGATCCCGTCCGAGCAGTACCCGGAAGGCCGGTATGTTATATGCACCTCCAAGATGGTCATATTTGACGGCTCTATCCCGTCTGAGTATAAGACCCGGCTGCCTTACTTCAACATAGATTACCTGGACATAATGCTGGCACAGTTCCCCCAGGGTATGATCGACCAACTGATAGAGCTGCAGGAAGACTACAATTACACGCTTTCAAGGATCTACGCTTACAAGAAATGGTTCGGAGGAAAGATAAAAGTCCCAGACGGCTGTAATCTCCAAAGCAAGTATGACGATGAAATAGGCCAGTACATAATCTATACTCCGGGCCTGGGCGAGCCGCATTTTGAGACACCGCCGTCTCCACCGACAAAGCTCTGGGACGATCTGGCGCGCATACGTAAGGATATGGAAGACGCCGCCGGCGTGCACGATTCCGGCATGGGAAGGTTGCCTGAGCAAATAAAAAGCGGCGTGGCCATCGAGAACCTCAATGAGCTTGACAACAACCAGCTTTCCCCGATCCTTCTAAAGATCGAACAGCAGCTATCCTTTTTCTCCGAAATGACGCTTGACATTATGCAGGTGAAGTATACCGAACGCAGGCTTATCGGTATAGCAGGCAATGAGGAAGAGGCTGACGTAAAGACGTTTCTCGGGAAGGAAGTAGAGGGCCAGAGGCGCATACAAGTATCGGTAGGCTCGAATATGCCGCTGAGCAAGACAGAACGGCAGATGTTCATAAGATCAATGCGCAACGAGGGGTATATAAACAAGGACAGGGCCCTTGAGTTGATGGAATTCGGGGAACTGACCGGAATATACAACGATCTGGATCGGCAAGCGCAGCGTATGGAAAATATGGAGATGACAAAAGGAGTTCTTCCGCAGGTCAATGAGTGGGATTACCATCAGGCGCATATCGAAATTATTGAGAAGTTTATGAAAGGGGAGAACTTCCGGAAACTCCCGATTGAGTTGCAGAAAGTCTTTATGATGCACCGCGGTGCGCATCAGCAGGCGCTTTTGAACGAGATGCAGACAGCGGCAAATATGAATGCAGGTAAACCGGGCGGTCAACCAGGTCAGCCCAAACAAGCAGCAATACCCGGCCAAGCCCCAGGGCAGCCGGGCAGTTAATGGAGGTTTGATATGTTTTTTCCAGATGAAGGGCAAGAGCAGGGGTCTGAAGGCGCGAAAGAACAGAATTTGAGCACGGAAGAGACGCTCGAGAAGGAACTGTCTTCTGTTTCTGAAGGCGCTAATGAGGAAGGCGGCGAAGCGGGGAAAGAACAGGGAGCCGCAGGCCAGGCTCAGGAAGGCGCCGCCGGTAAAGAAAAGAGCAAGGAAAAGAAGGACGAAGACCCGGAATACGACCTCGGCCTTGATGTGGATGGCAAAACCCCCCTGAAACTCAAGCGCAGCCAGATCCTTGAGCTGAAGAAGAACGGGATGCTCGAGGCCGATTACCGCAAAAAGACGCAGGAGCTTTCCGCTGAGAAAGCGACCTTAAAAGAGGTCGTGGAGATCATAGATTTCCTTAAGAAGAACCCCAAGAAGGCCGAAAAGGTTATGGCCATCCTGGAAGAGAAGGAAGAGAAACTCGAACAGCAGAAACAGGCTCTTGAGGAAAAAGAGGACGAGATAGACAAGGCACTGAAAGATTTGCCTGAAGATGATCCCTACGCGAAGTTGCTGAGAGGAATGAAGGCGCAGTTGCAGACCACGTTAAAGGCCAACCAAGCGCTTCAGGATAAACTCGGCAAGCTCGAACAGGACCAGCAGGCAGAGACACAAAGACGGGCCAAAGAAACCGACGACGCCAACCGGAACAAGGAACTCGCGGCAGGCAAACAAGTCTTGGAAGAGGCATTTGCCGGCGCGAAGAAAACATTCCAGTTTGACGACGAGGACGAAGCGGCCCAGTGGCGCAAGGGAGTAATAGAGGCGCTCGTTTCCGACAAAGAGAAGTACAAAGGGATGGACAAGGAGAAGTTCACGGAGTTTTTCAATACCGTGGCAAAAGCGCAGTTTGACCTGATACAGAAGGCGAAGGAAAAGATCATCGCCAAGTATCTGAAGTCAAAAAAAGGCGGCTCTGGATCAGTCCCGGCAGGAGGCACAGGCGGAGAAGGCGCGCAAGGTAGGGAGAAACCGGTTACCATGGACGACCTTCAGGAAAACCTTGAAAAGGCGCTTGAAGAAGAGTCCGGGAAATCGGAAGAGTAAAAGTACGACATCACGCGGAGGTGATCAATGGCATTAACAATAAGCAACATATCGGCGGTGCTGAAAAAGATAATCGTGCCCGTCGTGCAGTCTCAGCTGCGGAAGGAAAGCATTCTTTTTGACAAGATCAAAAAGAATGTCGGCGTAACCGTAACGAACAATACCATATACATCCCGGTAAGGTCGGGGCGTCATAGCGGTATTTATGCAGTTGCCGAGGGGACGGAGCCTTACTCCGGGAAATCGAAATACGAACAGCCTTATACGTCGGTCAAGTATGCCTTCGGCACGCTTGAGCTGACCGATCAGGCAATCGAGGCGGCCAACGATAATATCAAGGCCATATCCGCGATATTGAGCACCGAGATCCAGGCTTTGAAGGACGACTTCAGGATGGACCTCAACCGGCAGCTGCACGGCGCCGGGACCGGCAAACTCTGCCAGACCAACGGCACGGGTTCGGCTTCGACCACGCTGATCGTTGACACCGCTCCGCACGGAGGGGAGGCCACCGATTACCTGGTGGAAGGTATGTATATCCAGATCGGCACCGGTTCGGCGGTGCAGATATCTACCATCGATTCGGCAACCCAGGTAACGCTGGCGACAGCATCAAGCTGGGATAACGACACGGTAATCACAAAGGCTAACGCGGCCGAAGCGATGGGGCTTGCCGGTATCATAGACGACGGGGACAACGTCGCCACGATACAGGCAATAACCAGGTCTGCTGCTCCGTGGGCCTGCGCCTACACCGA